TTGTCTGTCTGCATATCGCTTTCCAGATTTATCATTGATGTTGCTACTGGTGAGTTTCCCTTTTCTTTCATTTGACGTAGTGTGTTCTCCAGTCCCTGTGGGTTTATTTTTGCCCACTTGTAAAGAGCTGGGAAGTTTTCCTGATCCAGCTTCTCGTTTAGAATTGTTATTGTTTTTGCCATAATCTTTTTTTAATTTATTAAAGTTAAATTTATTCTTTGACTTTTTTAATTCTATCCTTTTATCATCTAACTTATCAATCTTTTCTTGAATTTCCTTTTTTCCTTCTGGCTCTTCTGCTTCGCTTTTTTCTTTCAGTAGTTGTTTTTTAACTTTATCTGCTTTTTGCAATTCTTCTTTTATAACAGTATTGTTCTTATTTATTACTTCAGTTATCTTTTTCGCTTTAGCAGAAGTCTTATCTTCAGTTTCAGATATTTTTTTTATTGTGTCAACTGTTTTTTCTCGTTGCTTATCTGATAAATTATCCAGTTCATCAATTTTATTTTCAAACATAACTTTTCCAGTAGCTATTTCTACTTCTGCCTCTCTACCATTGACTTCATTTTCTAATATTTCTCTATGTTTAGCAATAACTTTCTTTTGTTCATCATTGGCTTGTTCACTCGCTTTATCTAAAACATTTATAACTTTATTTATTTCTTCATCAGAAAGTTTTTTTAGTTTATCAGTTATCTTGTTTTTATTTTCTTCTCCTAAAGTTTCTAAAATATCAAGAACTTTATTATTTGGTTCTTCCTTTGTCTTTTCTTGTGTAGGAGTTATTTCTTTTTTGACAGGTGTTTGTTCTTGTGGTTCAGGAGAAGGTTGTTCAGTAGTTTCAGGTCTTTCTTGTTCTTCTTGATAATTTTGAACTTCTTCTGTTCTTCCAGTCAAAAAATCTCTAGCAACTTTAACTTTTTTAAAATCTTTTTCATTTCCTCCTAAATCAGGGTGAGTTTTACGTGCCGCACTTTTATATGCCTTGTCTATTTCTTCTTTAGAAGAATGAGAATTTATTTTTATATCAGAAAATTCATTTATATTAGCAACTGCATTTTCTCTAAACATATCATTAACTGGATTATTTGAGTTTAAAACTTTTTTACCAGTAAATAGATATTTATCGCTAGCACCACCTTTTCTTCCATATAAATCTAAAAGACCAAGTGCTGAACCTGCTACCAATGCATCTTTATTATCAGCTCCATCTAATTTTGCCATACCAAAACCAAGCATAAAAGAAGTTGGAACGGACTTTCTAAAATCTTTGATAAAACCTAAAAGAGTATATGGAACTGACATAACTGCGTCAACTCCTGCTTTTTTTAATCTAGTATTATAATCATCAGCTAATTTAGGGTCTAACTGTCCATAACCAGCGAATGAAATAGCGTCTTTAGCTAAAGGTCCAGCAATTTTAGCAAATTTAGGATATTTTTTAGCTATATTAGTAACAAGTGGAATTTTACCGCCAACTGCATTTAATGCACCCTCACCAAGTCCAAGAGTGGAAGCCATCCCAACACCTTGAGACAATATATCTATAGTTTTATCTAGCCAATCTGATTTATTTCCTCTTATTTTGTCTGTTTTTTCAAAATCAATCATTCCTCCAGTAGCTCCTGTAATAGATTTAGTCATTAAAGAAAGTTTTTTCACCATTTCTTCTCCCATACTAGACTGTTCTGCTGGAACAGACTTTCCATATTCTGATATAATATTTGAAATTCCTCCTAAGACTTTCTTTCCACCTGATATAAGTGGGGTTTGCAGTTCTTCTTGTGCATTTGTTTTAAAGTTTTCCTTATTGAGTAGATAATTAGCTGGCTTTTCAATAAGAGTATTTTCAATAGCATTACTAACTGTTTTAGATGCTTCTGGCAATCCTTTCATTGTAGCACTAAATAAGTTTTCGTGTTCTATCTGGTCTACTGGTTTTGCTACTGGTGGTTCTTCTGCTTTTCTTCTTTGTTCTTCTTCTAATCGCCTTTGTTGAGCAACTTTAACAGGGTCAACCCATTTAGGTTTCTTCTTTTTCTTTTTCCATTCTTGATAACCTCCAGTAGTTGTATTAGAATTACCAACTGATTTTTTATAGTTCTCAAAAGAGCCGTATAATGTCATATAAATAATTTTAATCTAATAGTTTATTGATTGTCAGGATCATAAACAATATCATCAGTTCCCCAATTAACTTTTCTGTAAATTTTTGTTCCTTTCCAATATAAGTCGCCATAATCAGCTTCTTTTTCACTTGATTTAGCTTTATTCATTATATCTTGCACATTTTTAGCTTTTGCTTGCTTATTTTCATTAACATAATCTCTTTCTTTGGTTTCAATTCCAGTAGTTCCATAATCTCTTTCATTAATTCCAGAAGACATCTCTGCGTCAAATTGTTTTTTATTTATATTTGCACTGGATAATGCCTCTTCTCTAACTCTATTATACACGTTTGGGTCATATTTACCATCTGAACCAACGGAAGAATTAAGTTCATTTTGAGCATAACTCCAAAAATCATCTTCATCATTCTTTTTAGAAGAAGTTTTTTCTGCTCTAGCATTCTCAATATTCCAACGTCTATTATTTTCATCTGTATCTGCTAATGTTTTTTCTCTGTTCCAAGATGAAACTTCATTTTCAAAAATATTCTGTCTTTTAGCCGCTTCAGCTCCATAAAGTCCAGTCCATTTATTTATATAATCAGCATAAACACCTTTACGCCGTGTTCTTTCATCAACAAGATTTTTCCAACCTTGTTCAACTCCTCCTTGATATTGTTCTGCTAAATCTCTTCTAGCAAAAGGATTAGAAATATCTTGATACATATTTAATCCCTTTATTGCCGCACCAAAAGTATTTGATTGAGCTTTATTTATAGCTTCATCAAGTTTAGGGTCTTGCCTTTTTCTAAATTCATCTTTAAGAGTATAAGGAAGTTTAGCAACATTTCCTTTGAAATTGGCAACATTCTTTCCCTCCTCTTTCAAGTTTGATGCCTCTTTCCACAAATCTGCATATTTTTTTGCCATATTTTTAAAATTATAATTTATCTCCACTTAAACTATAAGCACTAGGTTGAGAGTAATAAGTTTTAGCATTGCCGTAATATCTTTGAGCTCGTTGATTTTTATACCATAATTGACCACTTTGTATACTTTCTTTCATCTTTCCAACCAACGAACCTTCTTGATTTTGTCCTGCGGATTGATAACCTGCATTTTGTATATTTGTAGTTCCTACTGCTCTTTCTGTTCCTCTTATCGTATTCTGTGTCCTTTGCTCGTGATTTTGAGTTATATCACCCTCTTGTTTTGTTCTTTCAGAGCCAATAGCCCCACCTTGAGAAGCTAGAGAAAATCTAGCTCTTCTTAAACTACGATTATAACTGACATTTTCTGTTTCACTCCAAGCGTTTAAATCTTCAAGGTCATTAGCTATTTGTTTCTCAAAATATGGTGTATATAATTCTTCTGATTGTTTATAATCTTCAGCCTCTAAATTAGGACTATAAGTAGTTTCAAAATCAGGCAAAACTTTATTTTGTGCTGGTGTAGATTTTAAGATTGATTTAATTAAATCTTGATAATCATTATTACTTCTTTTATTTTCTTTCTCTCTATCCTCTTTTTTATCTCTTTCTTTCTTCTTTTTTTTATAATCAGAAGTTTTTATATATTGTTTTAGCGTCATACCTTTCTTTGCCGCTAATTTTTCTCGCCAAGAAGCCATATATTTATTCGTTAATTAAGTTATTTATTTTTTTTCTTTTCATCTGCAATCCCCATTGCTCCTTTATTTATTGCTCCTAGTAAATCCATAAAAGGAATTGCCTCTCTTCCTGTTAGATTAACTCTTAATAGAAATTCTATCAAATTTTTATGTTGCTCTGTCGTTAGCTTAATGTTCATTGTTTTTTTATTAAAAATTAAAAAGTTTCCTCTTGCTCACTCCCTATATCAGTTACTAGACCATCCTTGAATGTAAACTTATGATAGTAAAACTTGCCAGAGGTTATCCAAGTAACTATATTATCCATAGTTTTTGTATCTCCTCCACTTCCATCTGAACTTCTGAATGTCCCACCACACTGAATATCACCACCATTATATATATCATCAGTAGTAAAAATATCACCACCAGCAGATATACCATCATCAGTATAAACTTTTTTAGTAGTTGTTATATTGCCTACACAACCAATTTCACCACCAGCTGTAATATCGCCCACACAGCCAATATCATCAGCAACAATTAAGTCTTTAGCTACAAATAAATCGCTTGAACACCCAATTCCATTAGTGTCAGTATAAGCATAAAACTGCGAATAACTAGTCCCATTATAAAACCTCAAATTTTGTCCACTTTCCAATATATGAATACTTCCACCTGAAGTAATTTCAACATTATAATTACCTGATAAATCTCCTATATAAAAACTACTCGCAGTCCCTAATAACATAGATTTATTACTGTCTGGTCGTAATAATCCTTTTAGCGTAGTTCCATCATAAAACTTTAAGTTATTTGAACTTAGTATTGTCCTCAGTCCACTAGAAGCAGTTTGAATATCTGTTCCAGTTATTGTTCCTCCAGTTATTGTGCCTAATGTTCCAGATGGTGCATTGAGTGTTCCAGAAAAACTGCCAGTAGTAAAGTTAACAGAACCTGTATTAGAAATTTTGATAGTGGCTCCTGCATAATCGCTAGAAGAACCCCACCACATATTACCACTACTATCAACGTGCCATCCATTAGTGCCTATTTTTATTGAATTAGCTTCTAAATCTCCGCTAAATGTTCCACTAGCTCCTGTTATATCTCCGCTAAAATTACCGTCAGCTGCAGTTATTGTTCCTCTGAAAGTAGCGTCCCCAGTAGTCCCATCAATAGCAAAAGTAGTATCATCAGAACTATTCCTAGCTACAATACCGTTTGGACTAATTTTTAAATCTCCACTAACTCCTGCTTCATAATTCCCTATTTGTAATGCTCCTGATGTTCCAAAATTAAAACTTCCTTTAATAATCTTAGCTTCTGTATCAAGTTTATCATTTATAACATCTTTGATTAAATTATTGCTACTATTTATTATTTTTACTGATGTTAAAGCATTGGTAAATTCTTTTACTGGTATTGCACCAGCATCTAATATTTCATTTACATTTACAATATCAATATTATTTGATTTTTCTTCTCGTATTAAATTTTCATTAAAACCACTGTCTAAGTAACTCATTTAATTAGCATTATCTAACAAATTTATATTATCAAGGATTAAGCCCTCAATTCTAGGTGGACGACTTTGATATTCCTCATTTATCCCTACCCATAATTGAGAACAGGTTGTCTTTCCTCCTGATTTTCCTTGATTTAATGCCTCCCTTGAAACTAACTCATCATAATTTCCTGCTATTAAAACATCACTATCATATTGTCCGATTACTTTAATCAATCCAAATTCTTTATCTTTTTCTGGATAACCTAAATCTTCTGGCATAAATATAACTTCAAAAGATATTGGAGTAGTTGTTGAACCGTCTATATCTGCATATCCAGTGTTTATCTGAACAATTTTACCGTCCGAAGTTCCAAAATAGGTTAATCCACTAGTTTTGTCAAAAAACCAAACTCTTGCGTCCCAGTTATCAAATACTGTCCAAGTTTGAGCATAAACATTATAAACTAAAACTACATTAGAATATGTTTTTCCATAGTCATGTTCTAAAGGATCTTCTATCGTAACATCTCCTATCCAGAAATAAATATTTTCTAAATCTCTTCCGCTAGCTACATTTACCCAGTTAGTATTGCTCATTCCATCTAAGAATTTTTGTATTGGTCTTGAAATTAAGATTGGATAACCTGCTCCCATTTTATATATTCCTGTTGGGTGATGAAAGAATAAATCATTTAAAATAATTACTGATTTACTACTATGAGTTCCAATGGTAATAACTGCCTCTGGCTCATTAGAACCATCATATCTATAAATACTTTCTTCTTTTAAAATAACTAATCTACCTCTATGTCTTTTTAACATTTTACATTTCTGTCCGTCATTGGGATTTATCCCTCTATTAGTCCATTCTGTCGTTGTAAAACCATCTCCAGCAGAATTAACAACATCTGAATAGTGCAAAAACCCTGTTTCTGTTAATAAAAATAATCTTTGACCAAAAACTTGAGGGAATTTTCCAGCAGTTGGAGCATTTGTTATAGTTGACCAAGATGAACCATTCCAGCCTTTTACTTCATCACTTCCATTGCATACAATTAACTTATTTATAAAATTAACCCCCCAAACATCTGTATCAGTAGTTAAATCTTCTAATGATTTTGACCAAGCTCCAGAAAGAACTCCTGCATTTTTATATAAATCAACCTTTGGTGTTGCTTCTCCGTCATCAAGAGAAGCAAAATATTGAACCGTTCCATCATTTTTGACCCATTGTAAGACCGTAAGAACTCTTTTTCCTGCTAATACAGTAGAAAGGGTATTACTACCCCTACGCCCTGTTATAGCACCCAATTTTGTAGAAAAATCGCAATTTAAAGCGTGCTTAACTTGTCTAGATAATGCTAAAGGTGTAACTGTCCTTGTTTGAACACCTCCTGAGTGGTCTAATCTGTTTTGTCTTCTTAATCTAGCCATTATGTTATTCTATTAGGATAATCAATTTGATTACACATCATATTTAAATTATCAAATCCAACATCTGATAAAGCTGGGAATTTACTTACTTGCTTAATATCATCTATTTTCATCGCAGAAATTGTTTGTAAATATCTTCTTTCAAAATATTCTGATTTTCTAATATCTGAATTAGCCCATAAATCTTGTAAAACTCTAAAAGCTATCGCTTGTGGTAGTTTGACTTCGGACTCGGTAGCTTCTGTAGTAAATCCAACGGAATTTCTATAATAATATAATTTTACTGTTTTAACCTCTGATGGTGTTGGAGTAAATTCAATATTATCCGCAAATTCACAAAGATTTCTAGGTATTCCTGATGATTGAACGCTATTCCAGTTTAATTGTCTATGAACTCTTAAACTAATTGGCATAACAGGTTTATCATCATAAGTAGCATAAAGAAGTTGTCCTAAATCTTCTGCTCCAGCTTCTGCTTTAGTATAAGATTTCTGATTTACTACTGTATCAAAAGAAGTTATCTTTTCTCTAAATACCCATCGTTGTAATGAAAATATCTCTGCTTCTGCAAAATCACAAAGAGTATTGAAAGTATTCTCATCTAGCTCTTTATTCCAATTATGAGGACTAGTAACAAATTCTCTAATTTTAATTCTACTTCCGTATGATATATCTCTATAATTAAATCCTGCAGAATATGCTGTTTCGTCAGAAGTTTGCGAGTTATATAAAGTAAAAAATAAATATCCACTAATATTTGTTTCATCAATAATAGTTGTGTTTTCATTATCAGCGTCTATATCAACTGCTGATCCTATTATAGTTTTAGTTCCTGTTAAAGTATCTGAATGATAAAATTTCACTTGATTATAAGGTATTTTATATAAAGGTGTCCCAGCATTATGAGGGAATACCAAATTATCAGCTTGAATAGTGGTTCCAGCAGTAACTGCTGTATTAACTTTAAATATTTCACTCTTACCTTTTCCAATTTCTCCTGCTAAAACAAAATCATTTTCCGAAAAATCATTGTTGTTATCAACTATAATATCTTTTGTTGCTCCTGCAGTAACTGGATTTTTTATTAAAGCCGTTGAAGTAACAAGCATTATTAACGATGAATTGTTGAATTCTAGTATTTTCATAAATTTATTTTATCTTTCCTCTTATATTAGAACTAATTACTTTTCCTTTATTTTTTAATTTCTTAATTTTTCCAAACATTATATTAGAACTAATTACTTTTCCTATTACCAACAATTTAGTAGCAATTTTTTTGGTAAAACTCCCTGCCACTCCTAGCGTTTCTGTAAAAACTTTACTTATTTTTTTTAATAAATTATCTGCTACTCC